CAGCCTTAGTCGGTTTCATGCTTTTGATACTTGCATTTTAATGGCTTCAGCTTCCACTTCATCGACACGGCGAAGCCATCCCTTACCGAATGTAGCATAGATCGGGAGAGCTTTGTAGAAAGCCCTGCGCTCATCCGAAAACTTTTTCACCAGTTCAGTCGGGTCTTCTGCGTTTACCATAACAAGCGTCTTTGGCCCAATAGCACCATCCGGTGTAGCCCCCACAGCTATCTGAAGCAGCTTCGCCGCCCGGCCTGGACCCCCGTTTACCGCCATATCGAACACTACCAGATCGACCCCGGCAGGGAGATCATCGCACCTAGCCTTATCCCAATAGCGCGTCTTATACAGATTCAGCAGGTGTTCCTGGGGGATATTCCGCAGTTCTTCCTTGCTCACATCCCGGCCAAGATACTCCCTATAAACAGCCAGCGTCACACCCTTCATGGTTGCCCCGCCGGGGTCTTTCGGGTGGTCAGCCCAACCACCTTCATGGTGAAGGATTGTCTTTAGGGCGTGTGGGAATGCTTCTTTCATTTCCGTGCCATCCTATTCATCGCTTCGGTCTTTTCTTTACTGCCAGCAGAAGACCCAAAATAATAAGCCACCACGCCGCCCCAGGCAGTCCCCAGGGTGCCAAGCATCACCAACATAGCCTCAGACCCGCCATGTGTGGGAAGCCCATTCTTCAGCATAAAAAACAAGGCGCCAAAGTATCCGGTGGTTATCAAACCCGCTAGGATACGGGGCGTCCAATCCTTGGTGGCGATTTCACGGTTTCGCGCGCTATCCCGGTCAGCATTGGCAATGCGTTCCAAGTCAATGTCTAGTTCCCGCATCTTAACGGCGAACTCTTGTTCAGCCTGCTTCAGCGCCAGAAGTTGTTCTGGCGTGGCTTTGGAGGCAGCTTGTACAAGTTCGTCTTCGGTGCCATCCGGCTTACCTAATAAAGCCTCAGAAATGGCGCGCGTGGCCATACCAGCCAGCGGTCCGCCAACAGCGGTGGCGATACTCGGGGCAACCGTGCGAACAAGGTTAAGGAGTTGGTCCACACTATTTCTCCAGCATAAAGGTTAGGTTTTGATGCCGTGGGTAGGTTACAGTTCTTTCACCTTCAGGGCATTTATATTTAATGGTGGCAAGCAATGTTGCCCTGCCAGCCGCTATCGTTTCTTTATCGGATATGTCCAATAAATAAGTAAATATATCAACCTCTGGCCCTGCTGGCCCCGTAAATTGCGTCATGCTTGGTGTGGCGGAGTGTATAACACTGGCGCTATCTCTCACCGTCACATCAAAGTCTTCCACGGAACAATCATCCCGCCGTTTAATGCGCGCCACAGTTACTGTAACAGGTTGCCCAATCTTAGCAGGCTCAATTTTAAAGTGTTCTGGCGCCCAAATGATGATTTCATTCTTAAACCAGCCAAACTTTTCGCCAGCCGAATAACCCCCAACCGCCAAAGCAAAAGCGGCGGTTGCAAATTGCACAAGCGGAGTGATTTTAGGCAACTCCATTATTCGTCTTCCGTTTTTAGCTGCCATAATGGTCCTTACTGAAGGATGCCGGGCACCTGTCCTGCAAGGGCGCCTGCGCCCGCCGGAATGGTGACGTTTAACCTCTGTTGATTGGCTAATTCACGTTGCCGCGCTTGGGCCATCTGTGTCAGGATTTTCATTTGCGCCATCGGGTCAGTCTCAAACAACCGCTGGCCCATGATGTCCTGCGCCCTGCCGCCTGTCGCTGTGCGAAGGGCGCGTAAGCCTGTCCCCGCCGCCGCGCCAAGTGCCGCTGCGCTGGTGGGGTCATAGCCGCCGAGATAGCCAATCCCAAGACCGCCGCCAGCACCAGCACCAGCGCCCACCAATTCCTGGCCTAGCAACCGGCGGGCAGTGGCGGAACCACCAAGCACCTGAGACTGAAAGCCCCGCATCCCGGTTTCTGTTTCAAGAAACCGGCGCAGCAGTTCAAACTTCAGCTTGCCTGCGTCCTTGTTGCCCGCCACCGCTTCCAAGGCGGTGCGGATCAATTCCTTTTGGCGGGCATCGCCAAAGAAGGAATTAACGATATTCCGCTCGCCTTTAACCTTGCTGATCTGTTCGCGGATTTTCGCCATCAAGCCATTCGAGAACTCGGCCAATTCGTCCGGGTTCATCTTCGCTAAGCGGTCACGCAAATCTTGCGGGCGCATGGAAGGAGAAAAGACATCCTTGCCCAATTGCTGGGCGCGCAGCAAAGCAGAAGGCTCGGCGTAAAGCGCGCGGGCTTCTTGATACAGGCTACGCCCGTCAACCTTGGTGATATCATCCAGGGTGCCCACAATACGCTCACGAAAGGGCTTCAGCAGATTTGCCGCCCCAACATCACCAGTGCGGAACAGGGTATCAATTTCCTGATCCAAGCCCATCTTCAAGTAATGAAGATCGCGGGCCGTTGGTGCGCCCCTGAAATTCACCGTTTCGCCAACCGCCTGGGCTTCTTCCCTGGCGCGGCGTTCCGCACGGTTGCGGTAACGGGTAAGAATGCGCTCAACGGTTTCGGCTAATTCACCCTCAGCAACCGGGCGGGCAGAAGCAAATGCCCGCTGATAAGCCGGAACCGCGTCTTGCTGGCGCTGGGCGCGAAGCGCAAGGCTGCGCTCATACGCATCTTCTACGTCACCAAATACCGCGCGCAAACCAGCATCCACTCGATCCCCGGCGCCAGCAGTCCGCGCGCGTAGTAAATCAGCAGCGGTTTGGCGTGTAGCCCCCGGCGCTTGTGCCAAGGCTTCAGCGGCAGTCATGCCCTGCTCGCCAAGGCGCTCCGCCAGTGTCACCGGCTGGCCTGGAACGCCCGCCTGGCGGGCCGCGATGGCGGCTTCAATATCCGCCGCTGCTGTTCCTGGCGCGATACCACCAAGGCGCCTTTCGGCCTCTGGCGCACCACCCCTGATCCCACGATAAGCGGCCTGGAGCCGATCTACAGCAAGCGGCGCCACACCACCCACAACACCACCAGCAGCGCCACCAAGTGCCGCGCCACCGGCTGCGCTGGACAAGCGTTCCCCAAGACCGCCTTCGCCTTCACCAAAGCCTTGAAGGGCGCCAGTAGCCGTACCAGTTACGGCGCCTGTGCGGGCGCCTTGGGCAATACGCGCTCCCATACCAGCGGCGCGGGCCACGTTGGCCGCACCAGCAGCGGCAGAAGCGCCCCCAGTGGCGGGCGCTGCAAGACCAGCCGCAATAGCGGTGGGAATGGCGCCCGCTACTTCGAAAGCCCCAGCGCGAATCGGGTTTTGCTCACGATATTGGGCAAGGCTGGCGCGCTCTTGTTCCAGGGCGGTTTCGTATGGTGTGCCACCAAACAAAGAACGCAGGGCAGCGGTGGCTTCTTCACCACCACCAAAAGTAAGCCCCTGCAAAGCGGCAGCGGCGCCGCCCGGCAACACCGCACCCGCCGCTTGTTGGCGGCGAGTGTTTTGGGCAATCAGCCGATCAATAAGGGCGGATACGCTATCGCTCATTGAAACAGCCTTTCAGCGTTAGGGATACCAAGTTGACGGGCTAGTTCACGCGCTGCTTGTTGGGTAAGTGCGCCACTCTGAATGCGGTTAGTCAATTCAGCAACAACCGCAGGGCGCTGGGCTTCTGGAACCGCGTTAGATTGTGCTTGCTGGCTTCCAGGAATCGGACGCGCCTCTGGTAGATCACGGCGCGGCGGGATTACTCGACCCGGCTCCACACCATAACCGCGCGCCAGATCGCGGTAAGCGTCCGCTTCAACGTCATAGGCTTCACGGGCAGATGAATACCGGCTTTCTGCTTCACGCAGCAGTTGGGCGCGAAGTTCTGGCGAGAAGGCGGCGCCACCATTCAAACGGGCGATAAAGCCACCCAGCCGATCCATAACACTGGCACTAGCGACAATCTGCCCGGCTTCGTTTTCACGAACCACAGAAGTCGGGTCCAGCATCTTCGCAAAGGCGAATGTGAGGTTAATGTCATTCAAGCGGCTTGGCGTTTCACGCGCAACACCATCACGAATGGCGCGGATTTGTGGCCCCATCTGCAAGAACTCTTGAACCGGCTTCTGCGCGCCAAACTGGGTGCGGAGTTCGCCTTCAAGAGAAACTTGCTGTTGGCGTGTTGGCTGCTCGCTTTCCCGCGTTCCAGGCACCACAGAAATACCGCCGTCTTGCGTCACCTGATAAACCTTATTCGGGTCATAGAGTTGCGGCGAACCCAAAGAAGCGAAGTATGCCTGCGCCTCTGTGTTGGTTAGGGCGCGGGCGCCCCGTTGCTGCGCCGCCTGGAGATCAAGTTGTGTCAGCAACTTTAGGGCTTCGCCGGGCGGGAGTGCTTGCAATGTCGCCGCCAGTTCCGGTGTCATCGAAACCCCACGCGGGCGCAAAGACACCCCAGGCAAACTACTGGGGGCTGCTGGGGTGGGGGCTGTGATCTGCGCCTGGGTGGGTGTTAAAGAAGGCTGTTGGCGCTGCTGGGGTGGCTGGAAGCCAAGATCAACACCGCGTTGCAAAACATCTTCAGGAATTACGCGCCCAACTTCCTGAACCGACATGGCATTGACAAGGCGCCGCATGATATTCGGGTCAGATAGATCAATTTCTTGATTTGGGCTGACGCCAACACGTTGGGCAACTGCCTGGATATACGCAGGCGTGTTGTTTTCGGAAGGCGGCGCCCAGCGGCTCACGATTTGGTCAATCGTGTTCAAGCCGCGTTGACCATAAAGCTGAAGTTGGCGAACCGAAGCCGCCACCCCTTCTTCCGGCGTTTGGAAAACAGCGAAGCGCCCATCAGTGCCAATCGCGTTTGGCTGATTGGCGAAAGACAGATTAAGCGGATTATTCGTGCGAACCCCGCGCACCTCTTGGGGGTCTTGTCCTGGCGCAGTCCGCAATACCGGTACCTCGCCTGGGGCTGCTGGCGCCGCCTGTGTCTGTGCGCCAGTTGCCGCCTGCTGGACAGCATTGCCCAACAGCGTGGCTTGCTGTGGCGTCAAGTTGCCCTGCATCCGCTGAGCGATAATCTGGCTCAAAGCCTGCTGTTGGGATCGCTGCTGCGCGATTGGCGCCATTTGCGCCAGCATTGTGGGTTGACGCCCACCCAAAATGGCGAAGGCGTCAGTGAGTGCTGCCAAACCAAGCAACGTATTACCGCTTACGCCACTAGAAGGCGCTACGGACGCCTGTTGTGGTGCGGGAACCGGCGCGGGGAGAATTGCTGCTGGTTGCGCCTGCGGAGGTGGTTGATATTGCGGGACAGATACAATTTCAGCGGTGGGACGAACTACGCGCTCTTGAACCGGCGCTAAAGGAGGTGTTGGTTGCCGATCAGCGGGGCGAAGATCAGCTTGCGTCGGCGCCCCCATCCCAGGCGAAAAGCCACCAGGCGCCGGGGGTGTCATTAAAGAACCCGGCAAATTACCTTCCATCCCAAGAAATGGCTGGTTAGCTTGGTTAACATTCAAAAGCGCCCGTTGCGTTTGCGTTAATGTTTCAAGTTGATTCTGCAAATCTTCGCGCGAATAAGGCGAAACAATACCTTGCGGGCCAGGACCGAAACGCATGGCGTCCAGATACTGCAAAATATCACCACGGCTTAATTCAGTCAGCGGGCGGGCGCCGTATGTTTCGCTCATAATCTCACCTTCCAAGCAAAGACGGCACCCGAATCGCCACAGGGCGGGGCAGATTCATCGCCATTGGTGAACGTGTTTGGGGCGCCTGGGGCGCGGGCATTGGGAGCAAGCCTGGGACTTGGGCAAACTGTTGCTGGGGCTGCTGCATAGCAGGCATCAAATCAGCAGGATTACCGCGCCCGGATTGCACATCGAACGCCTTCATAAGACTGCGCGCCGCATTGCTTTGGTTCCCACCAGCAGAAGCAAGCATATCTGCCAGCGTGGCATAGCCAAGATACTGGCGCTGTTCTGGCGTGAACCGGGAGAATGGATCAGGGCGCGGCGCCTGTGGCGGATTAGTAGCCGCACCAGCCGCCATGCCCTCCGCGTAGTATTCTGGCCCAGCCGGGGGCATGGTGGGATTACCACCAAACCCGAGTAAGCCACCGAGATAACTAAGCGCCTGTCCGAACATATCAGCGCCCTCCGAATTTCTTCGCGATGCGCCCATCCATGAAACGGCGGATCATCGCCTTCAGGGTGTCCCTACCTTCAAGCCATTCGGCAAACGCGGCACCATGGCGGATATAAAGGCGCACCATCCACTTAGGCGCATCTTCCAAAAGCCAAGCGCGGAACATCAACCAGCGCGGGTTTTCCACACCATAAACGGCGCGGGCGACCCAACACAGTAACGCATAAGCGGTTGCGCCTTGCGCCGCTGTCCCGCCAATCCGGCTAATAACATCCATCGGCCCCAGCGTCTGGCGTTGCGTAGTCGTCCCCGTTGTTGTGATCGGATTCGGGAAGAACCCAAGCGCCTGCTGCAAGATGTTAAGCTGTTCCAGCGGATAGCCGCGCTCTTCGGCAAACCGCTTATAGGTATCTTCAAGCCGGGCTTGTTCAAGCTGCTGCTGGGCGCCACCGGCGCCAAATAGGCCCTGGGCGCCTTGCGTAAGTGCCGCCTGCTCTGCGGCGCCTAGTTGCCCAAGCTGCCCCGCCGCCGCCAGCCTCTGCGCTTCCGCCTGCTGGGCTGTGGCAATGTCGCGGGCACCCAGCCCGGCGGCAGTCTCAAACCCGGCAGATCGAAGTTGCGCCGCCGTGCGGGCTGATTGTTCCAAAGCCGCCCGGTTGGTTTCGGCTTCCGCCACCCCTTGGCGTGATCCACCAAAAGCCCGTGCCGCCACCGCCCGAGCCGCACCCTGGCCCTGGGCGACTTGGCGCGAACGCTCAATATCCGCCAGGGTGGTGTCGATCACTTGCTGGGTGTAAGGGTTCTGATAGCCCTCCATTGCTTGCGCCACCGTTTGGGGCTGATAAGCCCCCGCCCGGCGGGCTAATTCCTGGGCCTGGGCAATAGTTGGCTGCGCTGCGGTGGCGGCTTGGCCAAACTGCGTGAAAGCTTGCTGCTGCTGCGGCGTAAAACCCGCCACCAGTTCGCCAGTATATGCTTGGTAAGGCCGATCAGCCGCCGTCTGTGCCCGGCTATAAACATCCAAGGCGCGGGCCTTAAACTCAGGGTCAACACTCTGAGTCTGGGTCTGGGATGTGGTCTGCTTTCCGCCGCCCTTACTCATGGCGTGATCTCCTTGGAAACTGTGGTCATTATACCTGTAAATCCTTGTGCTTTCAAAGCACGAACCCACCCAGGACGCCCGGTGCCGGTCAGTTTAGTACACCCAAAAGACCGCCCATAAACAACCAATGATGGGATCATATCGACTATTTGCTCCAACCGCCCGCCAACCAGCCAAGCGTGAAGCACGGAAAACTTCGGATATTCGATAATCTCGGTGACGATGGCGGCTTCCGGCGCGGGCCAGAAGGTGAACCGCCCTTCTTTTACACCAGCCTTAACGTCCGCCAGATCGTGCGTATTCCCGGCGTAATCCAAGGCATCTTGGAGCCAGCCGGAACACCGCTCAAATTCAGCATCTAATGGCGTCATAGGGACGAAGCCGAAATCACCCCGGAATTGGAAACCTCGATGCTCCATCGGGTTCCATCCGGGGACTGAAGGATCAGCCGACCAGGGGACACTTCGACATCGCGGTTCCGCTTGTGGTTTTCCGCATCGGCGCGCTCAATCAAAGACCGCACCGTCTGATCGTCAATCTGAGAATATATTGGGCGAGCCTGGGGCAACCTCAACGGCGTGACCCCGGCTGTGCGTTGAGCCGGAAGTTACCAACCCGCCAATCGCCTAACTCTACTGCCTCCACCCGGAAGGAAACCTGGCGGGCGGAGAACCGGACATCGGTGTACTGGGACGAAATGGTGTAAGGCCCATATGTGGTTTCTGTCCCTTCCGGGGCAAACCGGGTCTTGAACTCCACACTCACGCTACCCTGGCTGCGCTCGTCAGGGACAACCTGTTTGGCGACCATAATCTGATCGCCATTCCCCAACTCAATCGGCCCGGCTTCAGCGTAGAGAGTGGCGCCGTCATAGTTATAGCCCACTTCATGGTCATAGAAATAACCAGACGGATCGAACAGAGCCGGGTTCTGAAACACGCCATTTGAAATCCCAGTGGTGCGGGCAATACTACCGATCATCCAAGTATTTTCGTGGTAATTCCACACCACATAACTGTCGCACTCAGACGAGCCTTCAGACGGGTAATGCCACCAAACCTCTTGATAATCCACATTTACCCAAGCCGCTATCTTGGCGGTTTGGTTGTAATTAATGTTGCGGAAAATATAGTCGCTGACGGTTGAGTCTAGTTTCTTCACCGTACCGTCAAAAAGATAGAAGGCGCCATCACCCATCCAAACGGCGCCATTATCCAAGCTAACAGAAGCCTGGGGGCTGATAACCCCGCAACCAAACCCAATCCGCTCAAAACCATATACGAACGGCGGACCCTGATAGACCGCCAAATGGGCATCGGTGGTTGTCAGCAACAAGGTGCCATAGCGTGTGCGCTCCCCGCAAACCAAGTTACCAGAAGTCGCCAACTCATAATCGCCCGCTTGGTTTGTCGCTGCTGGCGTCCAAGTGGTGTTGTCTTCCTGATCTGACCATTGGACCTTGCGGCCATTACCATCAGCGCCCAAGGCAAACAGAAACCGCTCGCCGGTTACAATGATGGCGTTATTGTTAGTTGGCGCATTCGTGATAATCGCAGCCCGCGTAGAAGCACCTAAATCCCATTCGTAAATACTACCTTCGTCAGACCGGCACGCCACCAAATATTCGCCCCAGTTGTCCAAGACCCAGGTAGATGCGTCAAGAATACCAGCCGCACTCAACTGAGGACGCGGTGTGCCATAGGTGCTTGAACCATAGGTCCAAACACCATAGCCCACAGCGTTTTCGCTATCCGTGCGCCCCACGCTGATTTCATACTTGTAAGTCGCGCTGCCTTGATTGGTTTCGGTGGTGGATGCGTTGCTGGAAGCCGTCACCGTATAGGCATTGGCGTTAGTAACGGTCACAATGTAATCGCCAGATAGCGTAATCCCGCTCGACCCAATAGCCGTACCAGAACTGAAGTTAGCGGTGTCGCCGGTTGTTAGCCCGTGGCTGGTATCCGCCACAGTAACAGTAGGCGAGCCAGAAACTGTGCTGAAGGCGTTAGACAGAGAACCCGTTTCACGGATCGGCGTGATATTCTGCGGCGCCGTATTGGCCTTCAAAGCATACAGCTTCGCCGCACCACCAGCCGCAATAACCGTATCGCCATCGTTCTCACGCCAAGCATGGGAACCACGCATAACGCCAGTAACCTGGATATTTAGATAAGAACCGCCAGACGCATACTGGCGCTTCCGCCACCCACCAACAGGCTGCAACGTGCCTTCAATCCACCGCACCAAATTGGAATCGTACCACCGCCCAGCGGCTTGGTATTGGGTCCCCTGGCGGTAAATCCCTGGCGGGAGTTTAAGCGGAATATACGGCATTGCGCTTCACCGCTTCCATTTCAGAATGGATTGGACCGTCTTGGTTTCGTAAATCCGAATTGCGGTCCAGATTATTGTAAAAGCCGCCGCACTAGCA